TTACGCGAATACGCGGTATTCCACGCGATTTGCTGCGGGGACAATCTGACAGAATTGTTTTTTGTTGTTTTTAATTCTAACCAGAACACAAGTCCTGACCATGCTAAATGTACGTCAGGCACACCGCCACCATGGCGATTCTCAATCCGAGTCGGGTAGCACCCTTTCGGCAGGTTCCTCCGCACTGTATTCCAAAAGTTCGCCTCCGGTGTCGGCATCAGTCACCTCCGTGTATTCACCCTCGATGAACGCCTGCGGGTACTGTTGACGAAGTTGTGACAGGCGAGCTGTTATCTCTTCACGCGACAGGTCATCAAGTTGGTGGATGTTCTCGCGTCTATCGACAGTCAGGCCACCCAAAGCAGATCGAATCTTCTCGGCATTGATCGCGGCAGAGAACTGTCCAGCCTCTTCCGCACCAGCCGACAGCTCATGCAATCGTTTCAGTTGACCCATGACGGTGACGCCATACCGGCGCTCACGCTCTTCACGAAGTTCCTGTATATAGTCCACCAGATGAGGAAACTTTTTGCCGGCCAAAAGATGACCAGCAATGGATGCTGCTGAGTTGGATGCATAGCCAGCCTTACGAGCGCATTCTGCGTTTGAGTAAATACCCTCTACATAGTGACGAGCAAACTCACGCTGTCGCTGGGTCAATTTTCTCCCAGTTTCGGCCTCAATGTCTTCCGCTAGTACCTCAGATTTGTCACGCATGTCACACTTCTACCCCTTAAAACGGCGTTTTTTAACGAATACAGCATAGGGTCAATTTTAGCAACTTTTGTCCATTCTGTCCTATAGCGCCCAAGAAGTGTGACAAGTGTGCCAAAAATGCTGAGAAGTGTGCCAAGGAGAAACCCTTACTGGTCCTGGGTTTGCGAGAGTCTTGTCACACTTGTCACACTTGTCACACCACATTTGAAAATTTTTCAAAAACTTTTTTCCAGCAAAATTACTGTAACAAGTGAGACAAGCGTACCAGGATTTTTACCAGGATTCGGGAACCGTGGCACAAGGCTGTTGCATACTGTCTCATTATATGTATACTAAACAAATAAATTGTTGTTGGAGGACATCATGGAAGTACAGGAAAGGATCGTGGTTCAGGCATCGCGCATCGAGTACGCTATTTATTGCGACTGGTGTGCGGGTCATGGGTACGAGCCGACGCCATATGGCGACGTTGTTGACTGTGACAAGTGTCATGGTTCGTGTTTCAAGTTTCATCATGTAGTGGAGGTGGATGATGAGTGAGGCGTTCACGAATTACGTTCTGAGCTTTTACGGCAAGGGCGGCATTTACGAGTTTGACTGTGATGAGTCGAACATTCGTAAGGCGTGTGAGTATGTGTCTAAGAGTCCCAAGTTTGAGGGCGACACGTTTGATCGTGAGGAGGTTCGTTGCCTCCTTGAGCATGAGGGTTTTATGGAGGTAAGTGATGCCTAATTTCAGCGTTCAGCTTTGTCGTTCCATGTATCAATACGCAACTGTCTTTGTTGAGGCAGAGACGGAGGAAGATGCGATTGAGATGGTTGAACAGGATACGGATGATGCGTGGGTGAATGCCATCATTGATGATGAAATTTATCCAGAGGACACGACTGTCCAAGATGTAACCCCATGCAAGTTTGAGGAGGAAGACAATGGGAACTAGAGCGATTTACATCTTTGAGGATGAGCAGGATTCGATTGCGGTCTACAAGCATTATGATGGCTACCCACGCGGTGCGGCTGATTTCATTGAGGAGGCCAAGGAGTATGCGTGGGCGTTTCCTCGGTTTGAGGCTGACGAATTTGCTGCGGCGTTTGTTGCGGCGAACAAGAATCCCAAGGGCGGCGAGGTTCGTCTTGTGAACAACTACTACAAGGATCGTGACGCGGTGGTGGCTGATCATACGTTCACTGACTATTACTATGTGATTTCGTATGAGCCACATCACAATGATCTGTGGGTTGAGATTCGGGAAATGCGTGGTGAGTGGGTTCTGATTGACGAGCTTACGCATACTGAAATGAAGGAGAAGTATTGTGAACGTGCTGTCGCTGTTTGACGGAATGTCATGTGGGAGGCTTGCCCTTGAGAGGGCAGGCTTTCCTGTCACCAACTACTTTGCCAGCGAGATCGACAAGTTCGCGATTCAGGTGGCGCAGGCCAACTATCCTGACACGGTGCATCTGGGTGATGTGACCGGCGTCAAAACAGCCGATGGCCGGTTGATGGTTGAGAACGCTGGCTGGATCAAGATTGATCTGTTGATCGGCGGCTCACCCTGTCAGGGATTCTCGTGGGCAGGCAAGCGACTGAACTTTGATGATCCGCGCTCGGCGCTGTTCTTTGAGTATGTGCGTTTGCTCCGCGAGTTGAAGCCGACATGGTTTCTGTTGGAAAACGTCAACATGAAGCAGGAGCATCAGGACGTTATCACTGAGCATCTGGGCGTGAAGCCGGTTCGCATCAACTCCAATCTGGTATCAGCGCAGAATCGTGACCGTCTGTATTGGACGAACATTCCAGTCCGCTCCATGCCGGAGAACAAGCGCATCTATCTGAAAGACATCTTGGAGGACGGCTGGACGGATCGCGAGAAGTCGCATTGCATTGACGCGAACTACTTCAAGGGCGGGAATCTGAAGTCCTACTTCCAGAAGAACCGGCGTCAGCTCGTGTTCGACTTCGCCCAAGATGACGGTTTGATCTTGGCTGGCGAGGCGGACTTGAAGGGTCACGACTACAATCGGCGGGTCTATCATCCTGACGGCAAGGCGCCGACATTGTGCGCCAACTCCGGCGGGAATCTGGAGCCGAAGATTCTTCAGGTGCCGAGGGGCAACAACAAGGGCGGCGTGAAGGGCAAGGACGGTAAGGTTCCTACGTTGAGCGGCTCGTCTTGGGAGCATAACAACTTCGTATTGTACCCAGCAGCAATCGTTGGCCGGCGTCTCAAAGACGGCGTCCGCGACGACAAGGATGTGTCGGTGCCCATCACGCAATGTCTGGAGGTGCATGAGTCAGGGGGCAAGGCGCGGTGTTTGTCCACCGTGGAGAAGGACACATTGGTGTCGCCTTTGCCGGAAGGCCGGTATCCAGATGCGTACAGTGAGGAGATGCGATTGATGTGGCGCAAGTTGACGCCCATTGAGTGTGAGCGTTTGCAGACTGTGCCGGATGGGTACACGGCGCATGTATCGAACACCCAGCGTTATCGGATGCTGGGCAACGGCTGGACCGTTGATGTGATCTGTCATTTGTTGGAGGGCATGAAGGATGTTGTCGGTCAGTAAGTGCCACAAGTGTGGCGAGAAGGCTGACGCGAAGGAGGGTAATGACCTGCTTTGCACAAAGCATTGGTTTGAAATCTATGGGAAGGAAAGGAGACACTACCATGGGCAAAGTGAAATCGTGGATTATGGATATGGAAGAGGACGCCATAGACATGACTCTAGAAGAGTGGACAGCCAAGCACGGCGAAAGCGTGATTGACGTTTACCATGAGGCGCGGCGCAAGTTTTCGGGCGAAGCAGATGGCGATCCAGATGGACCACCGGAGGGTTATGATGAGTGATGCGGATTGGACGTTGAGTTATCTGTCCTCGGTTGCAGGGCAGATCACCACATCATCAGGCGAGGGTGTGACCACGCGGCATTATGCGTGGGCATCCCCAGAGATGGCGGATTATTGGTTGCATTACATCGTGGATGACAATGGCAAGCAGGGCGTGTTGATTCGCTCCTTCATTGCGCCAGACACGCAACTGTATTCTGTGATCGGGTACTGCGAGTACCACGACATCAACTATGAGTTGGACGAGAGTCTGCCGGAGGAGGTTTGTGATGAATGCCGTGAAAAAGCACATTGAGGCGGTGGCGCCCATTTTGGAGATGCAACGTAAGATGGCGCAGCGGTATCACCAGTCCATGTTGGACAAGGGATATGTGTTGTGTCCTGAGTGCGGTGGTCAGGGTGAATGTGAGTACGAGCGAGCTGTCGTGGATTGGAACCACGGTGGCTACCTCGAGGGTTACCAGGCCGAGTGCCAGGAATGTGAAGGAGAAGGCTATGTGGAAGACTGCTGCGGAGATGACGATTGACGAGTTCGCCCAAGAACTCGTGCGGATCCGAAACAAGGCATATTTCATCAAGACTGTGGTCGGCACCCGCCAGGACCGCAGTTACAAGAATCAGAAACGCGGGGACTTTTTTGGCAAGGACAAGGAACATGGGCAGACCGACAAAACTGGCTAGCGCCACCAAAACCTATAATCTCGTGATGCGGCAGAGGGCGTGGGACATGCTCTCCCGAAAGTCCGACGAACTGACTAAGCTCACCCAGAAACAGGTGAGCGCGGCTGACATCATCCGGCTATGTATCGACATGCACATGGAGACAACGTGCGATGAAATCGAACGAAGATTCCGCGCCCAGCGGTACTAAGACGTATCTGATCGCCCAAGACTTCATAGCGCATGGCATCCATTACTATGCGGTGGAGGCCGAGACCATGGGCGAGGCGATTGCGATGATTGAAGGTGACCCTGACATCTTGCCGGTCAAAGGCGAGACCCAAGTGTTCAAGGTCATGGGCTATACCGAATCGGAGGACAGGTATGATTGTTAAGGCTATGGCACTGGTGTGCACCGTATTCGCTGGCGGCGAGAGCGAATGTAAAACCGAGTTCTACCCGCGTACATTCGACAGTATGCCGGCCTGTACCGCGCAGCTGATCCAATGGCGGTTCTATGAACTGCCTCGGAACAAGAAGATTGTTCTGGATGATTGTGTGATAACAAGCTATAAACATGAGTAAAGATAATAAAATCTTAGATTTCACAATTACCTTGTATTCAAACAAGTTGAAGATTGTGAAAGAGGTGGTGTGCAAGCCCACCGAAGTGGAGAAGGTGATTGACGAACTGGACGCACAAGCCAGCATCCCCAGAAGGGGAGACGGTCACCATGGATATTACATCGAAGTCGAAGTAAGGAGGCACAAGGATGTATTTAGGAAACCAGACTCTTCTGGTAAACGACGCTCTGAACCTGCTGCGCGGAAAGCTAGTGCGGTTCGTTCTGGAGGACGGCGACATGAGGATGATAGCAAACCTCGTGGCAACAGCCGACGAGCTAGGTCTGGAGTACGACAAGGAGTCGATGACCTATCGGGATCGAAAGGCGGAAAAACTAAGGCGCAAGAGTCGAGCGCAATTGGCAAAGGAACTCGAACCAGGTCTGAACGCGCTATTCGGCAAGGCGTACAGCCAGCACGATCCAGAAGCACAGCGTCAGGAAAGAAATCGCAAGGCGCGAGAGCGGTATCACGCAAAAAAGAAAGGTAAGGCCAATGGGTCAAGAAGCAAGGCGCGGAAGGCCTCCAGTCGATAAGAAGGCGGCGTTTCGCAATGTGGCAGTTCCGATGGAGATTTATGAGATGATCCGTGAGCTGTCGAAACTAGAGGACAGGACGATTGCGCGGCAGTTGGCTGTCTTGATCAAGGACTCGTATCAGGCACGATTTGGAGGTGAAACATGATACAGAACTTTCTCAAATTCTTCTTCCCCACGTTAACGTCCGACAAGGAACCGGAACGCGCTCGAGACGAGCGAGGCCGGCTGGTTGGCGATGACAAGAAGACGCCCACGTTCAATGAAGCGTGGGTCGGGGGTCAGGCACCGGTGAAGACGAAGGTGGCGCCCAAGAAGGCCGCACCCAAGAAGCGGGGCAGGCCGAAGGGTAGTAAGAACAAACCTAAGAAGTAGGAATCGGGCGGCGTGAGCCGCCCTTTTCATTAGAACAGACTCAGCTGCTCCGGTTCGCGCATGATCTCGTCTATGTCTTTGTGCATGATCTCGGTGAACTCAATGTCACAGAAGTTGCCGCAGTCAGGCATGACGAATTTCTGTTGGGCGCCTTCGTTAGACTCTAGCTCATCCAGATAGACTCCACGAATACAGGAGTTGCCGACTTGGCGCTCGGCCTCGGCCATGCGTTCAAAGTAATCTGGGAAGTCTCGCCTAATCTTGTTCCAGTATCCCTTGCCGCCTTTGACACAGCCGATGCAGTTGTTGTTGCCGTAGCCTAGCTTGTACATGGCCGGTCTTTCGATTCCTGCCTGCTCCAGATAGTACAGGCACTCTGGCTTGGTCAGCTTCTTTTCGATCAGCGGGAAGATTGGCTTGGCGTCAGGATACTGTTCTTTGAATCGGATGGCGCGATTGACTTCCTTCTTGGAATACTCAAACCCAAAGACCTGTGCCTCGTACTCCATCTCCTTTTCGATTCGTTGCCGGACTCGTTTCTTGAGCACCAGCGTGCATCGAGCACCGCCAGGACCGTTGACGTACTTGTCCTTGGTGATGACATCAAACTGATTGCTGTGCTTGTGGGACTTGGTCACCATGATGTCCCGCCCATACCAGGCCTCGCACTCCCGCAGGAATCGCTCGTTGTCACGGTGTGCCGTATCAATGTGGAAGTAGATCGGGAGCACCCGATCCTTGCCGTACTTGTCTATCGCCAACTTGGTCGCCACCGCACTGGTAACGCCAGCCGACCACCATGAAATGATCATATCGCCAACTCCATCTGATGCACCGTCAGGTCTGGATTCCAATGCAGGGGGCACTGCACGCCATCAATCCGACGCGCCATCTTCTCTGGATCAGCCGAAGAGTCTTTGTAGTTGCGTGCCACGTTGACGCTATCAGCCGAAGCGAAAGGCCACCGCTTGCCGGCCTGGGCAAGACCTC